TGCAGTACGTGCAAACTTATCTCCCATGTCAATCACAACTACGTCAGGATTAACACTCTTACACATACTCTCCACCCAAGACATATCCTCGCCTGTCACATCCTTTATCTTTAGATTAGGTGACACAATTTTGTACCTATCCCTAGCCTGTGCAGGATTATCTTTTATCTGATACTTATCCATGTTTGTAGATGCAGTCAGATATCTAAATCCTACTCTGTCATATGATTCTTCGTTACATAAGACAACACACTTAGCACCTTGTCTAGCAAAGCCATTGTCTCCTACAAGGAGAGATGCATGGAAGCTAGTCTTACCTGTGTTGGGTCTTGCCCCCACCTCAACAAGATAGCCACCATTGACACCTTCTACTTTCCTAGCTAACTCAGGTAGATTGAATGACCACCTAGTCTGCTGACTTTGTTTAGCCATCAGAGTATCAAACGAGATATCATCCCATTCTATTCTCATCTCAGGTGTGAAGTCATCGTTGTACTTCTCTAGTAAATCACGTAGAGGTTTCATACTTGTCTGCACACCATTGACAAAGTCGAAGCCAAGATTAGCTACGTCTTCCCCAATAACTTGTTGGAACAACTTAGATAACACATCCTGTGCTACATCTGTTCCCATAGGCTTCTGCCTTTTAATATCGTTGAACAATGCAGAGTAACCTTGCTTCTGTGCAGTAGTCATAGCAGGATTGCTAGACAAGAACAGAGCTTCAAGTTCGTCAGGTGTTACATCCCTGTCATACTTTCGCATTGCTTTATCTATGGTGTGCTTGATAGTCCTAGCATCTTTGCTAAACAATCTATCAGGACACCTAGCACCTCTATGGTCTTCATAGAAGTCTTTGTTCATTAAACTACGTAGTAGTGATAATTCCATGTTGGTTCTCCTTTGGGGTTAGTTTATATAAGTTGTTTAAGTCTTCGTCTTCTCCATATTTCAAATCATCTTTCAATCTCAATACTTTTACGTCATTGACGTATCCTCGTAACTCTTTTGCAAAGGCTAGTGTCTTGGGCATTGCATCAGGGTCTAAGGCTATGATAGCAGTTGAGAATTGTGATAGGTATCTCTTGTGTGAATCGCTTAATGATGTTCCCAACACAGCTACCCCTACATAAACACCATTGCCTACAACAGATGCACTTACACAATCCTCAACAACTACAGCCACCTTACCACATCCATATGAGAAAGGCAAGTCACTATTTCCATATCGTTTCCATTTGGGCAGACGAAATCCCACAGACCGACCAACTGCATCTACAATCAGTCCATCTTTCTTGACAGGAAATACAACTCTCCTTTCTTTTATGTCGTAGTACAACTCCAACTTATCATATTCTAGATTCCATAACTCACAAAAGTCCATGACCTCTCGTCTATGATTGTGATGTACTACATACTCAGGTAAGGCGAAGCCTGTACTATCTTTTTTGACATCAGACTTGGCAGTCTTGATATCATCCACAGATAAGTTAACCTTCTTTGTTCCTGAGATAGGACAAGAAGATTTGTAACAGTTCCAAACTAGCCTACCCATGTTGTTGGTTACAGTAAATGTCTTATAACCATTACAACTAGGACAGTTAGTTCTTTTTGTTTCTCCTACACTTAAATGTAAATCACTTATGTAATTATATATATTCATATTATATACTCTTAATGTAATTATCACGTAATGTCAATGCATTTTCTGCACTAGCATACGTATTTTTCATGTAAGGTTTAACCGACTGTGGGTTAGCGTGTCCTGTAACGGACATAATCTGACCCATAGGCACTCCTGCTTCTACCATTTCGGTAGTTCCTGTCCTACGTAGGTCAGATATTCGTAAATCATCAGGTAATCCTGACTCTTTTATGACTCTTCTAGCCACTTTTGATAGCCTTTGTATGGCATATGGACTGTAAACACCCCTCATTGGTGTAGGATAGGGTGCAACATAAGGCTGAAAGTCGTAATCTTTTGCCTGTTCTTTAAGCATTTCTAATAAGTCAACAGAAATTGGTAGGTGTACTACACTTCTTCTCTTTGACTGTTGCAAATTTAACACACCTTTGTCAAAATCTATGCTAGAGAACTGTAAAATTCGCATATCTCCCACTCTTTGACACCATTCGTATGCCATTTGTACTATCAATCCTAAGTTTCTGTGCTTAAAATCTTCGTAACAATGGTTAAGAAATTTCCTAACTTGTTCTTTTGTCCACACAGTTGTCCTAGCATGAGCAGATTTACGTTTGAAAGTAGAGAAAGGGTTGCTCTCGGCATACCCCATCTCCATTCCAAAGGAATATATCTTACGTGCTACTGATGTAACTGCATTCGCCAAGTACACGCCACGCCCAAGCCATACTTCGTATGCTCTACGTGCTATCGCACCTGACATTTTGGTAAGACATATTTCTGCCATACTTTTGCCATCAACTTTTGTATCCAATAAAACAGTCACACAATATTGATAATCATGTTTAGTTTTATCAGCTAACCTATTGAAATCGTTGGACAAATAGTATTTATTTGTTAGGTCACTTATGTTCACTAAGATACCTTTATTGCTATGTAAATACATAGTCCTATGATTAGTAACTTGCCATAGTCAAGGTCGAACTTCGTACCTTCCCCATATTTCTTGTGATAGTCCACATTAAAAAAGTCTGTTATTCTATGCCACATTTGTTTCTCCTTTCATCCAAGTTGGTAATTCTGTTTCCATCCATTTTGGTTTTTCTGTATACTTGTATCTCGCAAATCTAGACTTGTCAACAATATAAAATCTTCTATAGGCTAGTATAGGAAATACCTCGTCTGTTTTTAGTTGGTCATGCCCACTAAAACATTGTGGGTGTGCAGTCATCTTACCATCAGGTAAATACACTCTGCCAACCCACAAAGATGCAAAGTGTTTACCTGCACCATGTTCTTTTTTATATCTTGCAGTATACTCTTTTAGCATACATCCTAACAAAGAGAATGCAAAAGTGTAATTACTTATGTTTTCCATTGCCCATAGTGTGCAAGGATGCTTCTGATGTACAGGTTTATACAAACCCTTTTCCTCTGCAAAGCTAGGTGCATGATGCCATAGCACAGTACACAACATCTGTGTTTCTTCTAGTGGCATCTTGACTATGTGTTGGTCACATAGAGATGATGCAATCTTGCTTGGTCTATCTTCTATAATAAATCTATTCATGTTCTCCCCCTTTGTCGTTATCGTCATACTTAATTCTCTTACCCTTGTAATACATATATCTACTTCTGCTTGGTGTATGATAGCCTTCTTTTAAAAAGAATGTAGGCTTTCTCTTTGCAGTTTCAAATGTAGCTACAGTAATTACAACTGCACATATAATAAATACATGAGCAATCGCAGTTATACCAAACACCCACATACTACCAAAGTACATAGAAAATACTATGCACCACATCCATGCTAATACTTGCATGACCATGTGTCTAGTATTCAAATCAGGTATGTGCCGCAACGGATTACGCTCATGATTCATGACTGATTGCCATGTGTCGTGTACTATTTTAGTCATCATTTACTCCTTTCAATATCCCACCTATAAAATATGTGGTCATCTATTCTAATTATATAAGTCTTTGTCTCTGCCCAACTAGGTCGGACATAGTGTGCATGATAATGTGTAGAACCTTCTACGAAGTCATCTAGATGTCCATTGTACACACCATTTGCCACGTGCATAGCATCTCTCCATGCTTTAGCTTCTCTTGGCTTGTCACTCTTGCCATCACAATACCAACTAAATTGGCATCTATTCTTGATAGGTAGTGATGGCTTCCATTTGTACGTCAAGCCTTGTTTAACTACGTCACACACGTTGTTAGGGTATCTGTTATCCTTTACCCTATTCATTACTACTTGTGCTACTGCTACTTGCCCTATGAAACTTTGATTCTTAGCTTCATGATACACATTTAGTGCTAGGCATATTAATGATTCAGCTATCATAAGTTTACTCCTTTCATAGTCTTTTCAACATCTATGTAATTGCATACCCATGTGTCCTTACCTATAC